ATGCGACCGCCATCAAAGCCCGAACTGAATACAAACAACGATAAGACCTGGTACATTACATGGAACCATGATGTGCCCTTTCCACTTTGGAAATATTATCCCCGAAGACGTATCAGGATCAAGGTGTACGATAATATCAATAGATATTCCGGTGTTGACAGAGAGAAGTACGCAGCCGCACGTTTAAGGATCTGGCAATATGCAGTAGGCAATGGCCTCTATAATCCTTTCGAGGCTGAACTTGCGAAGCTGACCGGCCTCACCACCGAAATAGCATACGTAGAAACGCAGATAGAAGAAGTAAAGGAAGAAATAAACGATAAGAACCGCCAAAATCATCACATCAAAAGGGCGCTTGGCGCTTTCATGGAAAGCAGGAGGCAGCGGAAGTTAAATCCTAAAAGTATTGTTTCCTATCAGAATTCTGTCGATTGGATTACACAAGGTTTGATCGGCACTAACAATTTCGATGTGCCGGTGGGTAAGCTCAAGCACATACATCTTTCGGCGGCGCTTAATTTTGCCGCTGATGAACGAAAATGGTCGGCTACCACCATAAATAAACAGGTTGGGTTTCTGATGGCAATTTTAAACTGGTTAGAGATAGAGGACTACATAGTTAAGAATCCTTCAAAAAATAAGTTTATGTCGCTTCCTGTCGAAACCAAAAAGCATAAATGGTATGATAGGGAGCTGGCCGCAAAAGTTAAGGAAGAAGTTTTATTGCAAAAAAAGCTATCTCTTTATAGGGCTATGCAATTTGTTTACTGGCTTTGCATCAGAAGTAAGGATGAGATAAGGAAATTAAAGATTGCCGATATTGATACTGATCTGCAACGGATACGTTTTTCCTCCGAGCTATCAAAGAATAGAAAGGAGCAATACCGCCCATATCCTGAAGAATTTTCGCTGATCATAAAGGAAATGAAGTTGGAAAAATATCCAAAGAACTATTTTGTGTTCGGTGGAGGTGATGGTTCACCTGGTCCAACGAGATGTGGACATAACTTCTTTTCTAAGCAGTTCAAAGCTGTAAAGGATAAATTATACCTTTCTGATGATTACACCATATACGGATGGAAGCATACTAGAATGGTTCATGAACTTATGAAGGGAACTGCCTTAACGGATATTTCCTATTTGGCCAGACATAGCGACTTTAAAACTACCGAGATATATTTAAGAGACTTTGATATCAATCTGAAAAAGGTTTATGAACCTAAAGATTTAACATTTTAACATGACTATAGACGAATTAGAGGACTGGTACCGTACAGCTCCAGCACCAGAAATGCCAGTATATTTGAATGAAGCTATAAAAGTGACCGATTATCCACTTTTTGTAAGCGCTCATTTTGAGGGCTTGCGAGCAGCACCAAACGATTTTATTAAAGCGCCATTAATTAAACGGTTATTAGAAATGAAGCTAATTATCGAAGCAGGTAGTTAGGTTTTCTTAATTAAGGTCAGCATTTGTGGTGCTATCTGCGAAAGAATACCTGCGTCTATACGATCCGACACCCACATCAATCTGCCTTTTATTATCTCTTGCCAGATAAAACCTACATCTGCATCTTGTATACTTTTAACCCTATATTTTCGCTTGGTGTAGCGTTCAACCGACCATCGCTCCGAGTTTACACTCAACGGCATTGGTTTAATCAAAGATTTTGGTGTTATTCTTTTGTAAGCTATATCGATCAGTAATTGTTTTTCCTTTTTATTAAAGATGGGGTTATCTTCATTTTGATGGCTAAAGTCACCGCTTCTTAAAATGCTTCCAATGTAATATCTCTCTAAGTATACCGAATAAGTGTCAAACCCTCCATTTTTTGATATTTCTATAACACCTTTGGAAGTTAAGAAAGTAATTTCGTCTTTATTGGGTCTTACCATTAAACAAAATTACTAAAAAAAATAGCAAAATTTATTTAGCTTTAATTTGCATGGTAATGTAAAAAAGATTGGTTTGTTGTTTTTTTTCGTTATCATTGCTATCAAACTTAAACTTATTAGTTCTAAATTTGTTACGCTTAAAATTAGATAAATAAAATGGAGACCAACATTCCAAAAATCAACACATCTATTAGCTTCATACCGAAGCCAGAGGTGAGCAAGCTTACAATCAATTACTCGTTTACTACTCTTTACAACGAGTCTGAAGAAGGATTGTACTGCTACATACCAGGTTTTGATATTCATTTTTTTGCTACATCAGAAGAAGAAAGAACTACAATAGCAAACGCTATGACACATTCTTTTTTTGACTTTTGGGTAAAAGAACAAGGACAAAAATCATTTTTGTTACATTTAAACAGAATTGGCTTTAGAACTCAAAACCATAATTTTGCTATGCAAAGCCTTCTTAACTCTAGAAACATTAAAAAAACAAAATTTAAATTATTGAGAGATAATATTCCATCAGAATATGCATCTGCACAAAAGTTTAACGTTGAAGCTGATTTTGCGGTAGCTGTATAATTATGAATGAAGTATTAACGACTCAATTTTTAGAAACATTATCAGATATCGGAGCTCTGCAATTATATGTTTCAGAAAAAAACGGAATAATATCTACTTTTTTTACTGGTCCAAGTGAGAAGTTTGTTCAAATACAATCCTCTTTGGAATATATGCCTGAAAAACTAGGTTCTGCGTATTTGGTGCAATTAGGATTATCTGAATATGTTGAAAGGATCTATCCTGGCTTTTTAGATAGATATAAAGAAGAAAGAGACAAGCTTGCCAATTCGGAGATTGAAAACGGCGAAGATTAAAAAAAAGCCCCTTGATCAGAGGGGCTTTTTCATTAAGCAATTCTAAAAATTTATTGATGTTTACCCTATGGGTCGTTTTTAAATATGAGAGCGAAAGTGTGTAGCTTCTTTATGCAGCCACATCAATCTGATAAACCAGCCAGATTTATACCTCGGAAATACAAAATCTAACTCCTCGTTGTAACTGTCGTATGGCAACCAATCATTATCAGCTGGTAGGTTGCTCCCATCTGGAAGAATTCTGATCCAATCTGCTTCGTTAATTCTCATGAAGCAAACATAAATAGAAAAAAAAACAATTTTTTACGGGTTTCCGTAATTCTACTAATTATTTTTTTTAGACGTATCTCCATGTTTTTTTAAAATTTCTCTCGCTTGTGGCATCAACTCTTCGTTGATAACTTTTTCTATTTTTTCGAGGTCTTTTTTACTTGTTCCGTCTGCATACCAATACCCTTTTTTCTTAAAAATTCTGTCTTTAAAGAAATAGTAAGTTACTTTCGCAGAATCAGCCCTGGTTCCTGATACAGTAGAAGTAGTCGTCGTTGTGGTATTACCACTCTTTACAATGTCAACTTTTATTTTAAATCCGTATGAACCCTTAGCATAATCATACACGTTCTTTATACTATCTCTTTCTTTTTCTATTTTTTCAATATATGCAATTAATTTATCTCCAGACAGCTCTTTCCCATCTACTATATACTTAAAACTTTTTGATATTCTGTTAAGGTCATTTCTGAGGCGTTCAGTATCATTTTTAATCGAATTTTCAGAAACATTAAACTCCCGTAAAACAGAACTTTGTCTGTCTAACTTAGTAGAAAGTTGTTCGTTTAAAATAAACATGTATCCCAAACCGAATACTAAAGCCAAATAAATCATTAAGAGAATTATATTGCCTGTCTTACTTCTTTGTTTTTCGTCCATTGTTTTTGCTGTTTGAAATTCTTTGATACAAGTGTACAGTATTCTCTAGATTATCAATGCTATCTCTCATTCTCTTCTGTTCCTTAATATATTCGCCGACAATACGCTCATAACCTCTAACAACACTTGTTATTTCTTCGGTACTAGTATTGTTGTTTGCGCTGGTAGTTTCTTTTGCCTCAGATCTGGCGTTAATACCGCCGAAAAAATAACCTATACCGAAAACAGGAACATATAGACCTATTAGAGCGGTTATTACATAGGACCATTTAAAACCGATTAAATCCTTTAATCGTTCAAGTGGTTCTCTGTCGTCTGTTTTTGGTTTGCGAGGCATTACCCCCAAATATAACTACTTCTTCTTTCTAAATCCAAGCCAAATAAAAAAACAGACTACAGCGATTGCGCCAATCCATACCTTCCAATCAATTTTAGTTTGCTTTTCTTTCTTATCAACTATGTGCTTTTCTTCACGCCTTGTTTCTGTTTTATCCAAACTATCCCTCTTTAGCTCCGAGTGGTTTTCAAATGCGTAGCTGCTATCTGAGGTTGATTTATCCTCGGCGTAATTGCGCTTGATATTAATTTCGCTAAAGGAAGTAGTTTGCGTTCCGTTCGGAGTGGTAACCTTTGCCATCAGCTGGTTTGTCTTTTTATTTTGATAAATTGATAGACTAACACCATTATTCTTCATGTCAACTAATTTCAAGGCAGTATCACCAGAAAGAGTTGCATTCGTATCAACTTTAAAATTGGCAACCAACTCGATATTATGCAGCGGATCAGTACGTTTGATGTTTATCTCCTCACTGTAGTACTTTTTATCGGCTGCTTTGGACACAACAACATTTGCCTTTGAGCTATCGATCTTTACCGTGCTCACAGCAATATCGTTTTTGACATTTTCCCTTAATTTATGCTTTTCCAGGTGTTTATTTTTGAGAACGCCACAACCATTGGTAGTCAATAGCAATCCAGCTAAAACAACTACCGCAAATAAATTTTTCATCTTTTTTTCGGTTTTATGACAACGGCACTCTTGCCGTTCTGTATGATACTGATCACGCGCTCCAGTCCTTTGGTATTATCATTGAAGCGTAGGTCTCTGATACTATCGTTTTCACGCCTCAAATCCTTGTTCTCCATCTTCAATTCCTTGTTCTCTACACGAAGTGTACTGTCTGCGAAATCTTTGTTCTTCCTATAATATTCTACCGTACTTTTAAGCCGTTCGATACTTTCCTGCTGCTTTTTGATTGTTTCATCCTTACTATTGGTAAACTTGGGTAACAACCACCATGCAAGCGAAGTGGCAAGAATGGCCAGCACCGCCAAGCCGAATTTTTGCCAAAGATTTACTTTGGTCTCGTCAATCAAATCAGTTTTAGGATCTTCCATTCTTGCTCTGTGTAATTACTTCTTCTTCATTCCTGCCGCAATGAGCCTAGTATCATACTTAAATTGCTTGTAAGCTGATCCATTGTAATAATAGGCGAAAGTTGCAGCATCACCTTCTTTAAGTGCTTTATCTAGTTTCGCATTAGATTTGATAAATCTTATAGCTAATTCCAGTTGGTTTTCTTCGCTAACTTTGGCAAAGTCCCACATTTCGCCAACGGTCTTAAAACCTAGCATCTTGTAATGGAAGCCCATTACCTGCATTAACCCAATGGAAGTACTTTCCATTGCGGCATTGGGGTTTTTGGAAAATGCATCATTGAAAGCTTTCCATTCTTGCGACTGTCTTTCTACACCATTTTGAGACCATTTGCCGCTCGGTGTATAGGGAGCTTTACGCCTAAACCATGATGGCTCAAACTGGATAATAATTTTACCAGTGTCTGCGGCAAAGCCAATGCCGCCGCTTTCTACTTTAATAACCGCATTAAGATTTTCGAAAGTGTAGCCATTTGCCGCAGCTTTAGCTACAATCTGAGCTGCTGTTAGTTTCTTTGACATTTTATGAATTATTTAATTATCGGCTTTTTTACCCGTTTCCCTTTTGGTGATATCTTAGATCTGTTCCTGATTGCGCCGGATAATCCAGCACCGAATAATAGCCAACCCTTAGTATTATTGGCCAGATCTAAGCCGGTCCATTCTTTTAGGATATCATTTGCTGTTGGATCTAGGTTTATAATAGCCATAGCCACAATCATTACCGAAAACGTCCAAATTAAATGTTTCAAATTTTCTTTGATGAAAAACGACAGCGAGAAGGTGTCGTTGCTGAGGTGGGGTAAAATTTTGTATAAATTGTAAATGAGAATACCTAGTACCCCCATCATGAACATTAAAATTGAGTGGTGCATTGTTTATTTCTTTTAGTTAATGACTTGATTAATTTGAGAATGAACTAGTTCTATAGCGCTGTTGAAACGAGTGAACCGCTGTCGTTAACGGTAATACGCCACCTTGTACCGTTAGGAGATTTTAGAATCAAACCTTTTTCCTGAGACATGACTTCAATATCACCTCCATTCACCGCCAGCTTTGAAGTGGGTATATGTGTACCAATCCCTACCATACCAAAATTGGGGTTAATTGTTCCTATAGCAGTATTTGCGAACCTAGCGTTAGAATAATCATAAGTACCATATAAGGCAACCTTGCCACCGGCACCATCATCTCTTAATTCAGCAACACCAGCAAAACCTGATGGTGGATTGCCTAATGGTCTAACATCTCCGGTTAAAAATAAGGTTGTATTAACCATATTATTTCTAGTAGATACACTTTGTAAATCATAACCTCCTGTGGCTGGCAGGCTTAAATATGTCTTTAACTGTGGTGCGTAAAATTTCCTAAACTGACCTACACTAAGATCCATACCAGCTAAATAGTCCAGTGTAGTTCCTGTCAAATTGAAATTATTATTAACCTGACCCCAAGTTGTGGCTCCCGCTGCTGTACCGCTAATATTATTGTTCAATGTTGAACCGTCAGAAATGTTTAAAGCTGTTTTATAATTAGCTACGTTAATATTCGAAGCATCCGTATTAGCTTTGTTTTGAAGTCCCAGAGAACTTGATAACGGCAACCCGTTAATGGTAGGGCTTGCTTTAAAGTCCCAAACTTGATTTTCCCGTCCTATGGTTGCAGTACTCATGTAGTTTCCAGCATTATCAACTACAGTGAAATCAGGGGTGCCAGTGCTGCTTCTATCAAAAACTCTTAAAAGAACTTCATTTGTACCTAATCCATCACGCCTACCGATACCAATTCCTGTACTCGCAAAAACATTATTTGCGAACATCTTAAACGCTACACTAGTAGGTGTCTTACTGGGTGTTTCCCATGTAGAGAAAGATTGAATTGTTAAATCTTTTCCATCGAATTTAAAGTTTGTAGAGATGTATATTTCGTGTATACTACCTCTAACAAGTATAACCTTTAAAACGGCCACATTAGTTGGTAGAGTTGGTTGAATAAACAAATAATCTCTTCTAGGAGCTGTCGTTACATAATTAATATTACCTAAACTATCTCCATAAATGACATGGTATTTCTGAAATGAAATAGGGGCGTATGTCATTCCTGTTAAAGTAACAGGTTTGTCATTCCCTACTACTGTAGATATGCCGTTAATCGGTAATGTCCAATTAAAATCGCTTACAGTTATTGAATTATTTGAATAAAAACCAACAGTATCTACTAAACCTTCTTTAAAAACATTATAATTTTTTTCGTTATAATCTGTATTAATAGTAACATACTTAGCGCCAACGCCAGTTGAAGTCGCTTTGGATACAAGCCATTTACCTGAGCCGTCATTTTTAACCAATGAATAAAAGGGCAATGTCGTAACATTATAGGCATCCCTTTCGGCTTTGGTTGAAAAACTTGTCTTAATTATTGGTGTAACCTTAAAAGGATTGTTTGTCGCATATGTTGCCGCTAACTGAGCTAAATATAAATTTTCGTCAGTTACTCCAACACTCTCTCCGTGTTGGCCTGGTATATTGTTATTGATAACCCAAGATTGCAAGGCTTTGGTTCTGTCACCTAAAACCCCTTTGTTATCATAACCAAATTGTTTTAATATGGTCAGGCTAGCCACGTATGCGGCGATTGTACAAGGTAAGCCCTCCTGTAAATGATTGCCCTCAAACGTTAAATTTCCATAATCACCTAACTTGTCCAAATCGGGATGGGTTCTTGCATTTTGTATAGCAGTACTTAAAGGCATAACGAAGCTTACAACTCCATCCTTAATTAATCTTTCACTTTGGGCAATGGTTTTGTTGGCCATTTCCTCCGAATTCATATTCAAAGGATCTAACTGCCAGTAGTCATTGGCATAACTAGGCGGGGTAATATATCCAAACTTTACATTGTAACCCAATCTGCTAGATATCGTCTTTTGTAAATTTGGAAGATAGGGGAAGTATGTTTCATAAAACATAACATCGTCCTTAGACGAGGTAAACATGACCAAATCCCATTTCTTAGAGCTTAACGTAGGGTTTATAGCCGAATTTGGGACTATTGTATATGATGTACTGTTATAATTGTAAGTCTCAGCACTGAAACCATCTATATTATAGGTTACCAAGCTATCTAGCATCTTTAACGTTGCGCTTGACCTATACATTATTGTTAAACTAACCCTTACATCCGGAGCTATCGATTTGGCGAAAATAGGGAAGTAACTCATAACATCTCTTATAGTAGAACTCCCGACAGCTAATACATTAATAGTTTTAAGGTTAGCCTTGCCGCTAATATCTGGCAAGTCTTCAACCCTAGCAAGAGTACCACCTCCTTTTGGCAGCAACAAACTTATACCGCAAGTATTGCAATCTAATTCTTGAGGATAAATGGTAACATGTTGAACTCTAGCGGTATCTGCGAACTGAAGACTTCTATGAAACAAATTACCCTGGTATTGTTGAGATTGTACACCAATACTATAATAATTCAATCTAGCCTCTCTGTTTATTACACCAGATCCTCTCACGAATAATGTACCCAAAATACCGAAGTTTCCGTCTTTTACCTCATTGCCAACTTTATGTAGGGCGCCCGCATCTACTGACAGTATATCTTCAATCTTGGCAGCATTGAATACACCATTTGCGCCAAAATTCCATCGGTATTGACCGGTAGTGCTGTTTTTTTGGGCTGTGCCCGTGACGTTCTGGAACTGTCCAAACGCATTTGTTGCAATCAATAGCAACAGTGAAAAAATTAATGATTTATTCATGATTATAACGTTTTAATTTCATTGATTTTACTACCGCTTACGTCCATCGTTACAGCTCCAGGAGTGTAAGAGCCGCCCAACGAACCTATGGCCAGTGATATCTTTGCCAATTCTGCAGATAATTCTGTATTGTGCTTAGCCAGTCCAGTACTGAGCGGTATATATCTCACCAAATTGTCAACCTTGCCGCCCAGCTCCATTGTACCGTCATTATGTAGCCACGCATAGAAAGATAGTGAGCCATCAGATTTTAAACTGTATAGCCTTTTTTCGCCAGGTTTTGCCAGCTGCATTTCGTTGAGATATCCGATAATCACAGGTTCACCTATCTCCCCTGTATCGGCATAAACAGCGATCATGTTTGATAGGGGCGAGCTGTCATCCCCAAAGGGAGCGCTTTCATCCGCCGTTTTTGCGCCAAACTGGATCACCTTCAGAATCCTTGATCCACTTTTAAGGGCCACACCGATAATTCTTGCTAAAGAAATCATGTAAATAAAGGTTTAGGCATTTCGCCGGTAAAAGTTTCGGGTAGTACACATACTACCGACATAGTTTTCTGTCCAGCACTTTCGCTCAGTACAGTATTGGCCACCAAAACCCTAAGCGGATCGTATATGTACTGTGTTTCGTCTTTAACCTCAATGATATCGCCAACACTTAACTGATCCCATCTTGGTACATTGAAACTGATACCTATGCTTTTGAGTTCATTGGCAATAGTGTTTTGAGCGCCTTTTAAAGTATCTGTTTCGTCACCAGAAGAAAGCTTGTCAACTTTAGGCCGCTTTGCTTTGATCATTGGATTAGTTACCGTATCTACGGGAAGTAATATCCTTTTCTTTTTTGATGTAGAATTTCCAGCTAATGGATCGTAATCATCATCCAATACACCGTCATCGCTGCCATCTAAAGGGTCATAATCATCTGAAAGAATATCTGTACTGCCTTTTTTTGGTTTTGCCGGCTGTCTCAATGTGGTTATCGAACTATGCATAGACTGGCCATCTACATCCAAAGTAAGTTCTTCACAATTTTCCCTAACGTATAGGAATTTGGAAGGAGCATTTAGTTTTGGCCTAAACATGATCACATTACCATAGACATCGTGGCCTAGAATAACCTTCTTTTGCGCCGCTACTTTTGACAGATAGTCCTTAATAGTTTCTTCAGGATCCGCAACAGATTTTGGAATGATCTGATTGCACTCTTTTTCCACTTCTGGATAAATTATCAACTTTAGTTCAAAATAATTAAGTAACCTTTCGGCTATCTGTTTTAAACTACGATTGTTGCTCTCCAAAGGGTACAAGTCAAATGGAATGTTGCAGTCTTCCAAAACTCCAGGTAGACTGTATCCTGATATTTGCGCCAATTCTGGATTGGCCTTACTTTTAAAAGAATGATTGGTAATAGTTCCTGTCGATATCGGCTTTCCGTCATCGTTCAAAAATTCTATCCTTAGATATGAAAGCGGCTTAAATATCTTTTTATGGAGTTCGTTCTGTGGATCGAATTTAGCGGTAAATGAAAAAGTACTGGCAACAGCATCTAGGGACGTGTCTATGGTCACATCGTTAAAGTGTTCAAAATACTGGCCTGCAATCTTAATTTTCATTATACGTAGTATCGCAACGTAGTTCCCTTTTTTATGGAGAATAGTTTCTTGTTTTTGATATTGTTGATCTGCCTGAACCTTTGCAGATTTTCATCTGCTTGATCCAATCCCATATACTTATGGCATAGCACTATCAGATTGCTATCTTTTTCAAGAAGAACCAATCTTTCCTGTTTTGCATCTATTGCATGTAGTGATAAGCCGGCTACAGTTTGAACAACTGTTTCCCTAATCAGATTTTGTGTTTGCATACTGGCAGAAAACCTGTTGATACTGTCTGTATCTGGTACATAACTACTGTCTATGGCACTTTGGTAGTCATCAAAAAGCTGTGTTAAAGCATCTGATATTACCATTAAATCATTACGGGTTACGATATCACCATCTGTAGGGTTCGCTACAATATTTGCCATTGATACAATAGCGGCACCACCGGCAGCTTCAAAAAACGCTTTATTATTGCTGGTGAATTTGCCCAGAATTGCTTTTATGTTACTGTATACCGTTTGCGCTAATATCACTCTTAATGATGTAGATGACGTTAGTTTGCCAGGCATATTTATAACATCCATGATACTCTGCATAGCAGCGACTGGAGACGTTATCATATTGTCTATCGAGGAAGCGGATGAGTTTTTTATTTGCTGAAAATCATTATAGCTCGTTGCATCTAAGGCGTTGCTAATAGTAGCATTCAACTGATCGCTAACAGATTTCACATTTGTAATATCTGCAGGTTTTAATATCACCTTATTCGCATAATCGATAGGAGCGATAGTCTTCATTTCTATCTGCCTAGTTTTGATGACATCCGGCAGGCTTGTTACGGATTTTGGTAAACTGTCAGATATCGTTTCCCAATAATCGACGTTGAACTCGGTAACATTAAAATTGCTGTCATTTCTAGAAATGCTGATAGGTTGGCCCTTGATATTACCATAAAAAGGGTGTACCACCATCCACGCACGTGGATCATTTGCTGATAGGTCAAATTCGGCCGCTTCTGTAATGTTGTTCGATCCCTGAAAATAGAATGTCAAAGGGAATTGCCTAGCTTTCACTTTTCTTCTGTCAATAAATGAACCTTCTTTATTGATGAAATCGAAAACAGCAGCATTAAACTCCTTCGTTGTTTCGCTAATACGCAATAGAGGAGTGTACACCCGACCATCGCCAGTTGTAATTGTAAAAACACTATTTTCTAACTTATCTATCCAGCTCATCGCAGCACTCTAGCAAACTGCTTGTTTGCATTTCTTACATAAAAGGTTTCAATCATTTTACTGCTCATGTCAGCAGCTTCACTCATAAATCTTGTTGCTTTAATATTAGCTGGCTTTAAACGCCTTTCCTTCATTAAAGCCCTAGATTTTATCTTTATCTCACCGTTCTTAGATCTTCTAATACTCGTGATTTGAATTAAGTATCGGCCTTCATTCGTTTTTACAGAGAACTTTGCCCCCTGCTTCTTGCTCATAAAGGCATTTGCAATAAATTGGCTTTTAGCGTTTCTACCGCCTCTAGGCTTCTTCAACTTTCTACCACTTGCAAAATATGCAGACTTTCGTACCGTTTTTGCATTATTGCCACCTCTTGTATCTTTGAGGTACGCAGCACCTTCTTTAATTCTACCGCCCTGTTCCTGCTTTTCCATATTATTGATAGCAGTTTTGGCACTTTGCTTGCCGTTGGCGCTCATACCAACGATAGATCGCATAGAATTTACATTAAAGCCTATAGCTTTCTCAACCTTGCTAAAGGTTTTAAAAAAGTTAGGGCTTCTCCTAGTAAAATTCTTATCAGCAGATTTATTTAAAGTCCTATTTTTTACATCAAATGCAGCGTCATTTAAGGTCTGCCTTACAGCAACAGGAAAAGCAGATCGATTTAACCGTTCCAACCTTTCAGTATGCCTTATTACAGCACTTGTATTGACATCTAAGTGCGCCATAGTCCAGCTGTTTTGTAAATATACTTTTATTTCGGTTATTTCAAAATATGAAATTTAATTTAAATTCCACAGTTTACCTACTTCGCCGTTTGTGTAGTAAAAGTTGTTTTTATAGTTAAACAACAAGCCAACATTTCCGGCAAAAAATGAACCTGGAGTTTTTACGCCAGTTCCTAAATCGTATTTATTAAGCTGGCCGTTGATAAGTTCAAACAACAGATTGTTTTTGACAACACAGTTGGTGCTCTTAGCGAAAGAGCTGTCAAGGGAAATACTGCCAACAGCTGTCAACGTCCCCAAAATGTGATCAAAAGTATATTTGCTTAGCACGAAATCACTATCACTGTTACCAGTTTGATTTGTGATATAGAGCGTCTCGCCATCAGTGTAAATATTTGGCCTTCTATCCACTCCAATAGGGAAACTTTCCCCTGTTATATTTACAAGCGATGGCGAACTTAAATCCGTTAAAGAAAACCTATGAATGCTGTAAGCTAAAGTATTAGGGGCAAATACTAGACAATACACAAACGAATTAACTACTAGCATTTCATATACTAGTAAAGTGCCGTCAGATGCAGCAAATCTTATAGCAGCCTGCAAGTCATGACTTTCTGGTTGATCGCTCAAAAAATAGCCTTCTTCCTGATACCAGATTTTATCTGAATTATTAAACGCTACAGGCAATCCCAACGGTGTGTAAATTTCCTTTGGAATGCTGACTGCTGCAGAAGGCACTATACTATAAGCCCTGACACCTGAAGTATCAATTATTACTAAAACGACATCCCCACTTTTGAATGGTACAGGTGCAGAAAAAGGAAACACGTCACTATTTGTTCCTTTGAATGTATAGACAGTACTCGAAACATAAGTCTCTACAGCTCTAGCAAAACAAACATATTTGTTAGGTAGTATACTTAGATCTATATTAATAGAGAATTGAGTTCCGGTCAAATTCAACTGTTGCTCAATGTCATTCAGTTCGTTAGTGAACTTCCGTAAAGCATTTACCAACTGGTAACCGTTTACTTCATTATCTTCGAAACCGTTTGCAGTTTCTTTAGTTAATCGAAGAATTTTGTATAAATTGGTGAGTACATCGCCATAAATCTCTCTAACTACCGGAGTGCCTTCGTTGTTTTCGGTTTCATTTACAACGGTACTGTCAGGGAATTTGACAAGATCAGTTTCTCTTTCTATGCCATTAGGCAAATGTTTTACGGTCCTCATATTTGTACTACCTCTATATGAACTTTAATGCTAGCTGTGGTTGCCACTCTTTCTTCCAGTGAAAATAAAAACTGTGTATTTGTTTCTTTTTTAAAAATTGGAGAAAGCATATTGTTATCTGCCTGTAGACTTCCTTCCGATTCTAAAAAAAACCGACAATAATAATTTGCAGACGCCATGGGATTAGCGAATACCACCCTGACATTTGAAACAATAGTATCAACTTGTGATAAAACTGTGGCGCTTACAATATCTCCAGATCGAGGTAACTGCGAGCCTATTTGACTTGCAGAACCAGGATCTAAACCACTAAACCAACCTCTATTTTTAACAGGATCGCTTAAACCGTCAAGGATTGCTTTATCTTCTTTCGACATTAAGCCATTTCTAACTGAGCTGGCTAAAAATAATCCACTGTCCAGCCCAATCACTCTTCTTGCAAAAGCTAATTGATTTGTATATGGTGTTGTTGCCTTGTTGGTTGCCGTTCCAGCAAATTCTTCGGCACTATTCGCTCCCTTTAAGAAATTAAATTCAGATACAAGCGTATCAATATTATTTGCATCTGCCAACCGTTGAATTATAAAAGCAGATGAACCGCTCTTTATAAGTAGGATATAATCGTTATTTTTAAAACTGCTAGGAATGATTGTCCCATACAACGTGGCGGTGGTTCCCTTGATATTTGTTTGAGATGCAAAGTTAAAACCAGCTCTGGCCATAAGCATTTCACCGTCCTTAATTATAGATAGGTCCGTCGCAATATTTATTACACCACCAATATCACTCAATGAATAAATAAAATCATTTTTGCCAGCTAGTGCTATTGCAGCAGTAACCAATTGATGTGTGTTTGCTTCATTGTCAGGAAGTCCATTATAAGGGATATTACCCAGTCGCATTAACTTAGCAAAAAACTCATGTATGTCGCTATAGAGCAATCTATTTACAGGTGTTCCATTTCCAGAACCTGTATTGTCTTGGATCCTGCCATCTGGATAGTTTTCATTATCCGAAAGGTCAATGTTTGGGGCATTCTTTTTATTGGTAGCCATCTTAAATATAGTTAACAAAAAGAAATCCAACCATATGGGCTGGTTTCAATTTCAAAATCAATTCTCTAAATTCTCTTTCACGTGACTTTTCCACGGTGGCAATCTGATCAATCGTATCGCCTGCTATAAAAAAAGTAGCGTACAACTTGTCAACCCCGCCAATATTATAATTTTCAGACGTAGCTTCATTGGCAATCACTTCGGTATTACCACCCCCGTGTTGAGTACCGCCCCCGTGTTGAGTACCGCCCCCGTGTTGTATGGTTGAAGACTGCAGTTGCAATATTTCAGATGGAAGTTTTCTAAATAGATTTCCAAGATCATCATAAAATATATTTTCATACAGGTGAACGTTAAAACCAGCCAAGTTTAGTTGACTTTCGATATATCCTAAGCTTTGACGTGCTTTGATATTTTGAGGAAATGCCATCTTTCTATAGATGTTTGCCTTTCTTTGCTCCAAAGTTAAAGAGCCAGCTACTAGCCCTAATCTATATTCCCAAATAATAGCATCGTCTTCTGTGAAATTGCTATTGTCTGGGAATGATCCATCAATTAAAGAGTAGGCTTGAGATGTTAACCTCAAGATGCTTTTATTGATAGCAGCATGAAGCTTATTAAATAAGCTTCGTTCCGATAAATTCCAAGCACGGCCAGTAGGGTAGAGCTGATTAGCAAGCGCCATCAATTCTTCTTTTGTACCAGATTTTACAGGAAAACGGTGCGGTGTTCTAAAACCATGAGGGGTTTTAAAGCCATGCATTGTGCTATTGTTGTTAACTTGGTACATTATAGATAGGTTACATTACGTAAATATGGTATGATGCCACCTGAAAATGAGTAGGTATTTTGTTCTACACCGTCGACATAAATCTTAAAATCCGTAAAGGTATTAGCATTGCCAACCGTGTCGCTAACAATAGCCTGAGCTTTTACAGCTGTTAATACATCATTCTTATCTCTCGACAAATCAGTTCCAGCTATGTATGGCCTTACTGTAAACAGGAAATCTTTCATATTGGAACTGATCGATGAGCGGACGGATGGTGTATCGTTCTGTAGTCCAATAATTTCAATGTCAACAGGTTTCGTTACCACTGGCAGCACTTCCAGAACAACACCTATAGGCAATCTGCCACGCTGATTTGTTGGCAGAGTGATATCAGGATCTTGTGTAATAACCTCAATCACTTCATTTATTAATGCAGCAGAAGGAGTACCATTACCATCAATACTATCTGTTACCGTTGCTTCTAAAAACACTTGAACTGTACCTGCTTCACCAATTTTTACGTAAGGAAATACTCTTTCTACCCCCTGAGCATCAGCGGACCATAAGCGGTAATCTGTTCTTGCACCACCTTGAGCTTCTAATCTAATAGCATCAATTACGTTTTTACGGTATAATTCTATACTTTCGGCTGCAGTGGGCTGTGTTGTAACTTCTAAAATGGTTGCAATCTGGTCTACGCCGATCAAAGGCTCTGTTGCTGTTAAGGTATCTTCTTCTTCCAAAATAAAATCCGGACCAGCATCTAAACTTCTTAAAATGATTTCATCATCAGTGCCAGTTAAAATATAATCCTGTTCTAAGATGTAGAGGTTACCAGGACTTTTACTCTCACTATTACTTTTGAATGTAAGACCAGCTTTTAAAACAGAAGCTGCTTCACCGTCAACCGAAACTTTGTAAATTCCGCTAGTTGCGGGCCTTGGCTGTCGGTTCAACTGTATTTGACCAATCCTGTTCAATTCTCCACCATCTATCGCTAAATCTGCAGTATCTGGAAAGACATTGTTCTGTATGTCCTGTAGGTATAAGTAAGCCAATTTAAGTTCACCAGCCAATACCGCCGATATTGTATCGATTACCCGCTTCATACCGACATCACTAATCTCTAGTTGAGCCGTTATATCTGCACTTAAACGGTTCTGCAATTCTACTGTAGATGGTATTGGCTTCATCTAAATTATTATTTGTTTTACTACCTGCTGTTTTGCACCATCCCACACGATGTTGACAGTGTTTTCTTGTTTGTTAGGTTGTTTCAACCTAATAGAAATAATTACTTCATTAACTTTAGAAATGACAACATCAACCACAATATCAGCCCACACCTTTAAAGGCTCTAAGTCTAATTCTGCGGCTCTCATTATTTTAATTCTGCCAGCACTGTTAAAGGCGGTTTCCTTTAATGCTTTTTCTGTTACGGAATTGAATTGCCTGCCAGTTTCTTGAGCAAAAAATAAAGCATTTCCCCACCAATCCTCACGCAAAGAACCTTGCGGTTCATTACCATTGGTAACTGCCTCCACATTACCACCGAAAAGGCATAAATAAGGTTGCTGCAAGAGCTGATCATTTAAGGCGATATCGTTGCCTTCAATACCTATTTCACCACCATTCCCATTTTCATATAACAGGATGTCGTTTGTTTCAAACATACGAGAAAATATTATTATTTCATATATTTCATAAAATGAAATTATCTTTTACCATTGGTACTAGTAACCTTTACTGGAATTGCTAGTGGACCTTTCATACTTGTTGATTTTACCCTATTGTCAGGATCGTTGAAATTCACGTCTAAAGTATTCGTTTGTGGGTTTTGAGATTTAAGTTCTTCCGCTTTTTGTTGGGGTGTACCTAAAGCTGGTTTAGCTTCCATGCTCACACCCATCTCGGCACGAAATTTATTTAAACCTGCAGCGGCGTTTTCAGCCCATTTAAAGCCCGTTACTTTTGCAATAATGCCGAGTAACTGCTCGAATGGTTGTAACAATGCATCAAGAATTACTTTGCCTATTGCTTTTAAACCCTCTAAAATTCCACCTTCTTTGAACGCTTTAGTGATCATGTCCCAATTACGTCTAAAAGATTGAATTAGACTTATTACGATGCCAAGAGGCCCCATAACAAGCGAGAAAGCTGCGCCCCATTCATCCCACTTTTGGATAACTACTACTACAATCGCAATTAATGCAGCTATACCTACTATTATTAATCCAATTGGGTTTGCTGTCATGGCTACATTCCATAGCCATTGAGCAGCTGTAACTGCTTTAGTTGTGATTTGGTAAGCTTTCAAAGCTATATTACTTTTGCCTACAGCAATAGAAACAATACCAGTAACAGCACCGTTTATACCTAAAGCTATATTGTAAGCGCCCATTGCTATTGAATTAGCAATGATTATCGCTTTCCATGCGGCAAAAAATAATAATATTTTAGAGCCTATAGAAATGATGGCTTCCATGTTGTCGGTAACATATCCCATTGCAGTTTTAGCATTTGTCAGACTGCTTTCAGCCTGGTCAGAGGTTGTGATGATGTTCACCCACTTATTTTTCATTTCCTCTAACTTTTTGTTGACAGTATCACTGTTGATGGCAGCTGCTTTCTGAGCTTCTGTAGTTCCAGATACACCATCAGTATATTCTTTGAACAAAGCTATGTTACTCAAAAGAGTTTTACCAACTGAGATATTTTCAGCGCCAAACAATTTTAACATGAAGGCGTCTTTTGCTCGCTGACTTGTTAGCTTGTTGTATTTTTTACTTACTTGCGCTAAAGCGTCGTTGATTTGAAACTGACCACTAGCATAACCAGCTCCAGCTTGTTGAAGTTTCAAAGTTACACCACGTAATTTCGTGCCTGCTTCGGCTCCAAAAATCGAGAACTTACCGAGGGTTTGGATTAAACCTACAGATTGCTCTAAGCTCATATTAGCTCCGCTCGCAACAGAACCAAAGTTTTTAAACGCTTCGGAGGTTTGTGAAATAGAAGCTGCACCGACTGCTTGACCAGCAGCTAAAACATTGATGGTTCTATTTGCCTGGTCTGCACCTAAACTAAACTGGTTCATGATACCAACCAAGTTTTCAGCGCTCGTTCCTAATTCATCACCAGAAGCTTTTGCCAGTGTAATTGCAGCCTTGGATACCTGACCGATACCAGTAGAAGTTTCAGCAAATTTTGCATTTAATCCTGCGATTTTTTCGAACGATTGAACTACTTCAATTGTACTAGCTTTTGTTGCAGTAGCTACATCTCCAACTTCTTTTTTATATACAGAGAAATCTTTCGAGCTTAAATCCGAAACGATCGTTCGAAAAGACGCAACATTTTGCTCATAATCTGTGACGGCATTTGCCGAGAATGAAATTCCGGCTATTATACCACCGGCTATTGCCGCCGACTTTGCATAAGATAGAAGTTCATTTCCAGCCTCGCTGATCGATGGAGTTAGTTTTTTAAACCAGCGATTACTTTTTGCTATACCAGAACTAACCGTGCTGGCGAACGAGCGTACATTACGGCTCATTCGCTTGACAATAGTGCTGACTTTATCTACAGCCGAAAATATAGTTGGTACCTTTACCGTTGCTGCCATTACTTTTTACCGTATTTAGCTTCCATTTCTCTATGTTGCTGGCATACATCATTATACCAGTATATTATACCCAGTGTATCTAAATCATCACAATAAAGATCTTCTAGGATCTGTGGGCTGGCCCAATCATAATTTCTGCTTAGCGTAACAAGTACGCCTTCGATATCAGCTGACCAGCCTAGATAAAAAGCGTTGATAGTTGATCAATCACCTTATAATCTTCTCTTTCAATTTTATCAAGCATTGCAACTTCTTGATCTATAATAAAAGCAACACATCTGTGTCCAAATAATAATTGATCTTTGGATACATCAATTCCTTTAGATACACGCCTATGATCGCTAGGCTTCATTCTTGTTTTAAATGATACTTCCTCAACAGCTATATCACCGTCTGAGTTTTTAATAGGATCCTGCAACTTTAGGACTGGATTTTCTGATGATAGGTTTAGATTACCTAATTTTACAGCTTCTACAACATCAGGATATAGATCTAATACTTTATCTACATCATTTGCTTTGCGATTGTATTTGACTACAAATTCCAATACTTCTTTTACTGCTACTTCTTCTGATACTTTATACATGATTTATTTGATTTAAAAAAAGCCACCTTTTATAGATGGCTTTTAGGTTAAAATTTAAGTTAGATCTTTTCCAGTTTACCACCACCGCTAACTTTTAAAGTCATGGTTGCAGCATTGGTATCGATGTTTAAATCGCCTACTGGTTTTCCCGTTCCTTTAGAGATCCGGCCACTAATGTGTGTCATGGTCCAAACACCAGGTAGGGGATGAGCTGCCAGTTCCGGTAATGCATCAATTTCGTTGGTGCTCATTAAATCAACGGCTACTGGCCCTTCTAAACTCCAGCGAACACGGTTAATTTGGTCAATCACTTTTCCATCACCTGTGATACCGCTATTGTCATCGTTAGACCGGAAACCTCCAGGATCTAACGTAAACGCTTCATTGGCCTTTGGTGAAAATCTAAAATCTCCTAATTCTGGATGCTTACAAACTACCTCTGTAACATCACCGCCTATAAATCCCATATCTTATTTTTAATGGTTGTAAAATCTGTAAATTAAAATCCTGCTTCTACATCAGTACTTTCGATACGAGCAATACCTGTACGACGGTAGCGGAAAAACGTTTCGAAACGGTTAGGATTTGTTGTAGAAATTTCTACTTTTAATGATGCCTTACTAAAATCAGGATCATTGATTAACGCTTTTTCAGCAAGATCGTCTAGGTAAGCAAATAAAATTGCTTTCCATTCTTTAGGTTTGATCGCTTTAGGCACATCAGTAACTTGACCGTCACGTACTAGAACATGATCCTTAACATTTTGCGTTTCTAAAATGGCATAACCATCTTTAACGTTCCAATCTAAATTTAGATTACGGCAATAATTGTATTGTAAAGGATCTTCTCCCTCTGGATGGTAGGTAGTAACTAAGTCTTGGACCTGATAAACACCTTGCGCCAAAATCACCGTAGAACATCCATTTTTAATTAGCAAATCTCTATTGTTGTAATCAGACATATCGCCAATTACACCCGTAGTTGGTACTGGCATGTCCGGATAAGATTTACCATTTACATCTAGCTCTGGATTATCCTGCATAATCCTAGCGAATAAACGCACCATATTAGCTGCCGCTTCGTAAGGCATACCTTCGCTACTAGGTGCAGGACAAAGTACATTTGTACATTGGTTTACACGTGCAGCATTATTGGTAATTGCAGTAAGATCATCTTTAGATGCCAATGTGCTACCGAAGAATGCCATGAAAGGTTTAAAAATTCTACCCTCGTAACGACCAGTAGGCGCTTCATCATCCGGAAAACCATTAAAAGCTTCTAGGTCGGCTAATTTGGTTTCGCCGTAACTATTGATGATAGAAGTATACCAATTATCTTCAAATTGAGCTAAAGCATCGCTGATATCAGCAACTCCAGTTCCTGGGGTTGTTGTAGTCAAAGCATAAGTTATACCTGCAGCATCGCCATTATTTGAGATTTGTAAGTTTAGGTTAGCAGCTGTTGCACCTTTCCATTTTGAGGTTGCTGTCATTACACCTAAAGCATTGGCAGCACTAAAAGGACAACCTAAAACCGCATTGATAGCATCTTTTATCTTACCAGCGATAATTGTTGCAGTATCACCAGTTACGATATTGACGGCATAATTTTTGAAATCTAAAGAACCACGGCCAGCAATTATTAAATTGTGCGTTACGCTTTTTGTAGCAGTACCAGTTACAGTCCAAACAATTTGCGTAGCGGTAGCGCCTGGTTCTTCTTTTTGTGGCATTACAATGGTAGGAATGCCACCAATACCATCACCAGATTGAGGTCGCAAAATACGCATAATCTGATGGATTGGTGAACCGTAACCATAAATACGACCTGCTTCATCAGCAGATGTGATTTCACGCTTATCAGTAGTGACACTCGCTTGGTTAGCTGAGTTTGCCTCTGCCAAAATAACCACTTGTTGTGGTAGGTTAGGGGTGTTGTTATCAAAGTTCCCCTTTTTAATTTTGTAACCCGAAACCCTGCTTCTGCGTTCGGTGCCAATGGCGGTTGATATGCTCATATTGTTAATGAATTAAGCTTCTTCGTATACGTATTTATAACCTTTTTCGGTCTCTGCCAACTTCACATTGGTTTCGTTGCCTAAAATCTCTATGCCATCCCAAAGGGTTTGGTTTTCTAGAATTCTCACCGAAAATTGCAACCTTGCAAAAGCGGTAAAACTGCTATCTTCTTTTTGTGACGGATCTAGCGTTGAAAATCTGTCGACCTGCGTTCCGGCAATAAAGCCATAATCAAAATCCAATGTTTTGTATCTGGTATCGCTCAAAATGTATCGGCACATACCTAAAAACTTATCTCTTAATCGTGTACTGTCAGATGTTCCAGTTTGTTCTCCAGCTTTACCACATGTATATATGTCAATAAAGTAAACCGTGTTGCCTTCCTGGTCGGTTTGGTTTCTGTTGCCGTAGTTTGCACTATCGAGCAGTATATTGAAATAGAGGTTTTCTGATGTGTCCATTGGCGTAATACGCTCATTAAACACCTCTATGTCTTCGTCAAATTGTTGCAGCTCTTTCTGTTTAGAAAGTTCTGTAAGGAGGATTAATGCAATACGGTCTTTTACTTTTTCAAAGCCTTGTTGACCTATTGGAGTTGTAATTAAAGCACCCATTATGCGTCTCCCAAAATGCAGACAATTAAGCCTGTAGTTTTATTAGGTAATGTTTCGTTAATGACGTAGTTTTTCAATTCGCCAGTGTTATCTGGTTTAACTACTTTGTAGCCATTTAATTTAATCTTGCCTGTATTTCCACTTGTATAAGGAAATTCACCAGCAATAAGGTCCAATTCTGATATAGTAATATGTTCGCTCTTTGAAGCAACTTGATTACCATCAGTATCAAATGGTTGTGTGTGATGCGAGGTAAGTCCTTTTACAGCAAGCTCAATGCTTTCATCCTTGGTTTTAAGTAAGATATCTTCCTCAAAACCCCCAGCAGTAGCAAATTTCGCAGCATCTTTACGAGCTTGCTGTAAAAGTTTACCAGACATTATTTATTGTTTTTAAGTTTATCAACCAAAGGGTTTGAAGCAGGAGTTTCTTTTTTATCTCCTTCTTTTGCCTTTGCATCAGCAGCATCTTTGTCAGCTTGCTCTTTTTCTAAACGTTCGGCCTCAGCTTTTTTATCGGCCTCAATCTTTTGAGCTTCTTCTTTTGCCCTTGCATCAGCAGCATCTTTGTCAGCTTGCTCTTTTTCTAAACGTTCGGCCTCAGCTTTTTTATCGGCGGATGTTTCTTTAACTTCTTCAATAAAACCTTCGGTTAAAAGTTCATCGATAGAACCAGTTAAATCTTCTTTGGTAACAATTTCACCATGTTTTTTCATTACGTTGTTAGCTCCTAACAACGCAATGGTTACTACTCTAAATCTCTTAACCATGACTAAGCAGTTTTAATAGTGTAAATTCTGTCCACTGATACTGGAATAGCTAAAGGAGCACTTTCAGCGATCAACTGCCAAGTTCTTTTTACTTGATCAACCACATCATGTACCACAATCTCACCAGCTACGGAAACTACAGCTGCATTACCTTCGCCATCTTTTTTAATGGCAGGAACTCCAGCGTGTACCAAGTCGCCTTCGAAATCATCGGCTAACATAATCACATTGTTAGTATCGATGTATTTCACATCATTGCCAGCTGCATCTTCATAACTATCTACGAAGGTCCAAAGGTTAATTACATAGTCTTTCGCAGCTAATTGACCATGGAACACTAAACCGGTAACATCATTAAACTGCGGCATACCGATATCCCCACGTTTAATATTTCTAAGATCCAATAAAGCCTGCACTTTAGGATTACTTAACACGTTAGACATTGCGGCTGTACCATGAATAGCATTCACAGAAGCACCAGATGATAAACCTTGCGTACGCAAGAATTCCATACCATCATAATAATCTTGTAACGGATCTGCCGTAGAAGGAGCATCCCATTTAGCACCACCAGCGAGCACCTTCATTGACGCTGCTTTGCGTTTAAAATCGATGCTATCACCATTTTTAATAGTAACCACACCAGTTTGCAAAACATCCGCAACCTGTTTAATTTTAGCACGAGTGATTTTATCTTCAATCGCCGCTAAATTTTCAGAAGCGTCTCCAACCATACTAGTTGCATCGTATTTGCTTGGAGCATTACCAGCGCCGAAAGTTCTTTCGTAAGCTTCACAAGCTGTGAAATCGAAACTTTCGCTATGGAACGGTGGTACGAAAATCTTCTCAGTAGATTTACTGAAAATATTTCTAACTGGATCCGTACAGCGTTGTACGTCAACAGAGATTTTACGGCCGTTACGGCGAACTTCAATAGATACCTGCTTCGCAGTTGTAGTTTTAGTTTTAAAGAAAGAAAGTAGACCAGATTTAGGTTTACTTCTGTCAGAGAATTTGGTAATAGCAGTTTGCGTAATACCAGCTCTGTGTTGTGATAATGAAATCGCCATTTTAGTTATCGAATTTTGTCATTTCTACTGATGAAGTATCGATATGTAAGCCGATGCCTTCTAAAATATCTCTCACGGTTTTTGCTGCATCCGTAGGTACAGTGTTAAGCGTTACCGTAGCTGGTAAAATCAACATGTTTCCATCGATACCACCTTTTGTGCAGACGTTTACATTTGCCGTAGCAGCATTTGCTAAAACTACAGAACCATCTACGGCAACTACACCGATCACATCTGCAATATTATCAGCTGTTGCTGGTAAAAAACCACCAGCAACTGCAATATCTCTAACAGCCAACATTCCCGGCGAAAGTGTAAAAGAACCTCCTGAATTATTTTTAAAGACACCCTCAATGTATCTGTTATCGAAGATAAAAATCTTCTTGCTTTGGTAATCAGCGGTTGACTGATTACGGGTTGCGTTTCTTTGTGTAACGTCCATTATTCAGTGTCCTCCAAAATTGATTTATAAAATGCATCCGCTTCGCTAAGCTCTTTTTCTTCGCTAGTTGCTTCATCTGGATTAAGATCTTTAGCACTTTCTGCTTTCAAATCTCCCAGTTGTTTTAATGAAGCTGCTTTAACTAGAAAATTTTCACGAGCTGTCGCTGTAATCTTTCCACCATCTTCAATTCCTTTTTGGACTGCAGGTAAATCAGTTTTTGCATGGGCCATCCATGAGCCTACACGATCTTTTTCAGCTGCAATACCTTGCTTTACGCCAGCACCGAAAATCTCTTTGTAAGTTTCTGGATGTGACGATTTTAATTCTTGTGCTGTCATAGCCTTAGTATTTATTTTATTTTTTGAATTTTTGTTACTAATTGAATTGGATGGTTGCGCTTTTGACAGGTCCATCACTTTTTTTACCGCATCATCGAAAGTTCCAATAGCATCTACCAAAGTGCCGACTACTTTTCCAGCTTCGTAAACAGAGCCGTCAAGTTGAGTTTCTAGCACTTGAGGTCTTCTACGTTTTATATCAGCCAAAAACTTTTCGTTTACAGGATCGAGTAGTTCTTTCCTAATCAATTCAACATTGTCGCTATTGATTGCCTCTTCCCACATCTTGTTTTTTGCAGTGCTTTTCGTGGCATATATCGCAAAGTGCTTTTGGTTATCGCCATCACGCTCTCCATTAGGGATACCAGCAAAAGAAACCATCGTGCCTATACTCCCTACTACAGAGTGTTTGCTTTCTGAAAAAACATAATCGGTAGCTGAGCTAATTCCATAAGCTGCAGACGCTGCTACACCACCTCTTTCAACTAATGTCACTAGTGGTTTAGTGAGCTTTTCAATAGCGTGTGTCATTACTTCCATTCCAGATGTAGAACCACCGCCACTATCAACAACGATAACACCGCCTTTAACTCGCTTGTCTGCATCAAAGTTCTGCATTTGAGCAGCTAGTTGTTTCATGCCAAATGTACTTTCGCCACCATCTTTGGTAATTACACCGTTAAGATTAATGACATAAACTAAATCATCTCCTTGGTAATCATCACTAAGCTGCCAAGTTCTATTGATTATCTTGGTTGCTGCCGAAATCTTAACCAACGCTATAGCGTTATTCTTATCTTCTTTCGCATGAAAGTTAACGCCAGCACGAAAGTCATTAAGCATTGATCTTAATGCACTAAAAGTTGAAGCATCAACCATCCATGGCGCACCGCCATAAATTTCTCTAGCTAAAGAATAGTTCATTTACTCGATGTTTAAAACTGCTTCTATTAGCATTTAGAAGCACATGAAACTAATATACATTTATATTTCTTATATTTCATAAAATGAAATAAAAAATTATTGAAAAAATATTTTAATCTTTTGATTTGGAAAATCTGCTGGGCTTGAAAGACCAGAAATCATCTTTGTAGCTGGATCATAAATGACTGGATCTACTAGTTGGTAACTTCCATTACCTAAGATGTCTACATACAATTTTAATATGGTAGGGAAGACAGGTGCATTATCATTAGCTATGCTAATTCCATAATCAGGATCATTACCAGTAATATTAGCAGCCGTTTTATTTAGTTCAATGGTGACAGATCCTGGATTACTGAAAATTTGGAACCAATTGTTAGTATCAGTAACAGCAGAATTTTTTCCTGATGTGTTAAAATAGTAGTTACCTCCAGCATTTACCACTGTACCAACTCGCACCTTTAAAAGTAGCGACCAAATCAATGATTTGTTTTTAATTTTCGGGCTTAGTTGCATTTTGTTTTGGTGCTAATTCTCTTTCTTCAATTACTTTATCATGGTTCTCAAAAAAGTCGCCATTACCCAGCTGTTCTGTAGCGTCTTCATGAGTAATTAATGGTTGTTCACCTTTTGATGGATCTCCTAGCATAATACGCAAAGCGTCGGCTTCTTTTTTAGGATCTATGTGAGGTATGCGCTGACCAATAAACCGTGAATTCGCATAGCTTTCTACCACATATCTATTTTTATTTAAAAAAGCAGGCAGATAGCCGCTTGCACTTACTTTGTTCTTGAGAATATGCAAGTGTAACCACACTACATAAACTTTTTTATAAAATGATTTACTGTATTTATCTCGATACTGTTCTAAAATAAAAGAAAAACCATTGATAGCAGCCCTAGACGCCGAGTAATTTGAATTATATTGTTGTAAAGCTACCTCTGGAGGTAAATCCATACTGGCGCATATTTGAACGAATATGGCTTTGAAAAACGTTTCGTAATTTATTTCAGAATTACTTTCTAAAGCTTTTAGTTTACTGTCAATAGGCATGTTCCAAACCTGTTTATTCGCCGTAGCAGCAATCTGCGGCGCTAATTTGGCACCTGTAGCATAACTACTCTCCATGACATCAACCCCTTGATTTTTCTTTAGCGCTCCCAATAAAGGATTCTCGCCATCTGAAAATCGGCTGTGCTCAATAGCAAATGGAATTTTTGCTCTTTCCTCTGCAGCTGATACCGAAGCTTCTGTATAACGATCTAGCTTTTTAACCTTCTCAAGTATAGCAGATAGATTTGATACCCCTCTAACATGATCGATGCGCTGCTTATCTCCATAAGTTAACCAAGCCATAGTCAAACCTGTTGATTTACTTTTAGCTTCAATACGCTCATAAGTTGGTAAGGCGTTATCCGTTTGAGTAACGAAGTAAAATGCAACATGCTGACCTCTCTTATCGATCTCTACCCCGTGCTTTATTTTATTGCCCCTTAGTTTGGCAGCCTCGATATAGCCGTTGCTGAGAATGGGAGTGCAAATATGTTGACCGTCTATAACCTGTACTGTGAGGTTGTAGTCATTATCGACACGAAGTACCGTTAAACAATCGCCTCCCAAAAATGAAGTCTTTAGAACATCCCTTGCATTGTCGTGCAAATCTTGTTTGCCAGAATAATCAGACATTGTGCTCGAAGCATATGTGTGAAAATAACTTTCGACGTTATTGCGGAAAGGCTTTAAAGGTTCTTTAATACCCTCAATATCTAATACTACTTTGTTTGGTTCTGATCTGAGTTTTAGTCCGGTTCCGATTACCCATTTAAAAAATTTACCAGTTACGATTTTAACCGTATCATTGGTAAAGTCAGCTTCGTATGCTCTAAGTCGCAAAGCTTTATAGTCGGGTAAAAGATTAATAGGATTTCCAAGCTCGCCATGTGACTTTTCGCCATTAAAAACGAAGGTGTTAACCATATAATTTCCTGTATGGAAATCGCCATCGAAAAAAGAATTTGAGGTGTTTTGTTGCTTAACTGCAGATACCTCTTGCTGTAAAATATTTTCTACAACTTGCTCATCAATTGACGGCTTGCCAAACCAGCTATTCCAAAACGCCATTATCTACCAAATGTGTTAATATCTCGCAATTGCACACTACGACCGTAAAGTTTATTACTATAAAGGTTTTTCATCCTTTCTAGCGATTTTATACCTGCCTCTACCTCGCTTATGCTTCGGTATCCGGTTTTAATCTTAACTTGTCCATCATCTAATTCATAGGTGCTGATATTTCCCCCGACACCTTCAACTGTTTCTGCCATCGAAAGAATAGCCTTGTCAATCAAAACATCTATAGCTCTAATCCTTGCCGCAAGCGTCGGCTTACTTTCCAAGTATTCTACGATCGTACAATTATCTAACGACATGATTTTAAGTTAAAAAACTGGCACACACAGAATGCGTGCACCAGTTAAACCAAACAAACCTATTTATGAAGGATGGAAATATACATTTAAATTTCTTTTATTTCGTAAAATGAAATAAAAAATATTTTATTGTGTAATCATCATAACAAATTCTTCCCATGTCAAATTTTTTAAACTAGGATCAGATTGTTTTACTATATCCAAATAAACCAATGGCGCAACAAGATTATAGATGCGAACATCCCAAAAGTGATTTAAACTTTGGTTGTTTTTTTTCTCCCAGCGAAAACCGACAGTCTCGTTATTTTTTTTCACTTCTGTTTTCCGTTCACCTTCATAATGGATGAAATAACTTTTCATGGTATACTTACCGTCGGTAGGCTGAGGGTAATTCATAAAACCGGACGGCTGCGTTCCATCATCACCAGTTTTTAATTTCATGAAGCTAGCTAAATCTTCCTTAACTAAATTAACTTCAATATTATATAGATGTTTTGGGTGTTCTTTACTTCTGGATATTTTAGTTTTGTCAACAGTTATTTTGGTATAGCTGTCTTCAACACGCCCTTTAACACCGTAAATCATTATTCCATCTGCATACAACGATTTAATAAATTGCATTGCTAACTTTTCACCAAATCCAGTATCTACAACTGTAATGTCTATGTTTCTGGTTTCGCTAGTGTTACTTTCCATAGGATAAGATTTCCTAATTAGCTCCTCAAATAAAGGCCAAACTGAGAAGTTCATTCCATGGCTTAGAGTATACTTATCCCTATTGTGGTCATTTTCACGCTCAGCTTTAGATTTATCCCTTAAACGTTTGAAAGTACCAATAGATCCATGATCTACAGAATAGGTTGGACCAGAACTACTATGTGCTAAAATCTCCCAATCCAAACGAACATCTTCATTATCAGTTTCCATGATACCGTTGATATCACATGAAAGCGTAAGCATAATGATAGAGCCATTGCCGTCCTTTTCACAAGTTAGATCAGGTATAACTCCAGGCACATATTCTCGTGTATTTTCCATTAATTCGTTTACACGTGGTGCTTCTCCTACTTCGGCATAAGGTAAACCCAGCCTTAGGTTGTTGAATACCTTTAATAGTAAGGTATTAGCTTTTTCTCCGTGTGGATTTGCGGCTAACCATTCTTCAACTAGTGTACGCCAACCATCAAAGCCAGGTGGGTTGTAGATCGAATTTTTCTGAAAGGATCTATGATTTCGTTCTACAGGTTTTTCTACTGTTGGTATCCATTTGCCTAGTAGGTTTAAATCATATTTTTCTTTTTCCAAAATTATGCCCTTACAGCATGGTGTTACATACCTGATGCTATCTGGTATAAGTTTTTTTTCGTCATCTAAATCGTAAATTACTCCACTTTTACTGCCATCTTCCAATTTGACAAACCACTCAACAGGAAAATACTGGCCACAATGCGGACATGGCCAGTTCCATTTTTCTTGTGTACCCAAAAGATATTGCTTGTAGGTAGCACTTGTTTGTGTGACGGTAGGAGTGGAGATCATGAATGTTTTAGCTTTATCACCAAAACTGTTTTGACGGGTTTTCATTACCATTTTGGGCGAACCTTCTTTTCCTATTTCTGTAGGTGATGTATCGTAATCATCGGCGAAAATGTATTTAGCGGAAAACATCCTAAAGGTGTTTGCACTATTTGTGCCAGCACTGGTTAATGTTCCGCCAGCAAATTCTTTTTTCTTACTTGTATCGCCTGATCTGTTGTTTGATCGTTTGATTACGTTCGGTCTAATCAAGTGATTTAAACTTGAACTTCTAATTACAGGATCCAACCTTTCTTCAACCGTTTTTGCTGCTAGTTGTATATCAGATGCGGTGAATAAAATACCATCTGGAGTTTCAGAAATGATGTAGCAAATACCACCTACGACTAAAGCTGTTGTAAATCCGCTTTGTCCATCTTTAATAATGGAAACAAATCGTGTAATATCTGTAGGATGGAGAATATTCACTATTTCCCTCATGTACGGGGTAAATTCAAAACTATATAAGCCTGGCCTAACAGAAGTAGAGGCGGGAATGTAAATTGTTTTTTCCATCCAATCTGCTGGTAATGGCTTAACCAAATTAAACCCGAAAATATCGGCATTGATTTCTCTTAAAGCTGAGATCCTAGCATTATTGATTTCGGTGTAGTTTATCATAAAACTCTAGTAGCAGAATGTTGGCTAAATTCATTTACTATTTTTTCTAAGTCGCTATCTACATCTGAACCTGCACGTTCAATCGCTGCTGATAACTGCTTTTTTCCCTCTTCCACAATCCTAGCATACAAAGACATATCTCCGTTTGCCATGATTTGACAGTACACACCTGCGATATTCTCAATAGCGTTGTCGAAATTAGAAAATATAAATCGTGCTTGGCTTCTTAATAGGTTTGCAGCAACATCAATAGGTATTAATTTACCTGCAGCCTTATCAAGCAAAATCTTTTCCTTTTGAATTTTCAACTCTACCAGCTCCGTATCTTTGATCAGTTTTTTTAACATCGGACTTTGTCCACCAGAAAAACCATTTTCTCCGGCAAAACCCTTCATCATTTCAGACACGAAATCCGCCTCGCTAGAATTATCTTCGTCATCGTCGTCTCCGTTGTTGGATTCTTCAGTTACGTTTTTTCTAGGATTGGCGATGATCTGTTTTGCGATTTCAGCATCTTCTTTTTTCGCTTTGTTGATTTCGTGGCGCTTCTTTTTGTAAAGAAGGTTAACCAGGTTTTCGGTGTCGATCTTTTTCCCCTCAGGATCATGCATAATAACCTTGCGCCGGTTGATATAAACGTTAAGTGTTTTAACGTCATCCCCGCACATCTCTGCAAATTCCTTACGAGATACGATAGCCATTGTTATATTACGTTGTTATATTTTGGCAGTGTATAACAAAAACCGCCTCAAAGTGTATTAAATGCAATATATATCTATTTTTTATAACAACCAACTTTTGTTATATAACAATTTATATAACAGTCTTGAAAAAACTGAGACTGCTTAAAGATCGGGGTGCGCAACGTATTGCAGGACGATTTTCAGGACGTCACAGTACCTTTTTATCTGAAAACTGCCTTTAATGCGTCTGTAAGGCGTTTTTTTAGTGTTTCAAACGATCATCGATAACCTCGTGCTGCTTTTATCTCTGTTATTTCGATAAGTGAAATAAAAACTACATCAGTTCCTTGAAGCATTCGCGTAAATGCTTATACTCATCACGCTCTATCAGATGCTTGAACTTGTCGAACCTGCTGACAGCAATAGGCCAGCAACTCATCTTCACAATGTCCTTGTTTAGCCAATTATCATAGTTCGTATGGCAATCTACACATAAGAACATTCTGTTTAGCGGATGGACCATTACACTCTCTATATGACGCTTAGGAACTATATGAGCAATGTACGCACGTTGTCCAATCACATTGTACGGGCTTAGGTAATCACCGCAATTTTCGCATTCTCTCGGCATCATTGATATTTGGTCATTAAACCATCTACCTAAGGTGATACCGCCTTTGGCGACTGTCCGCAGCGTCTTTTCTTTGTTTCTATTTTTTTTACGTTCAGCTGAAATACTAGCTCTGTGCTTCTGATAGTGGAAATTAGGGGCTATTATGCAACGACCTGCAGTGATATATTTACGCTCATTATCACCACAATCTATACAAGGCCCAGTTTTAGGTTTTATACTCATTTTATGTATTTAGATAGAATTTTTTCATTATTATGGTTAGCAATCACATGTAATGCGATTTTAACCTTTGCTCTAAAACCGTCTGAACGCATCCTTGCGTTTTGTTTTACTTGTGCTGACACCGCAGCTTTTTCGCTATTTGGAATGGCTTGATCACGATTAATCAAGCCTAAAACAGTTCTTTCTTTGTTAGTTAGGAAATTCATAATTTTGACTTTTTACTGTATTTAAATTTATCATATGGGTTTAACGCTATCAAAACAAAAAAGAAATGTTATGATTGGAAGCGCAATTGGTGCGTTCGTATTAAATGCTTGCTGGGAATGGATTGTAAGAGATTTGTTTTTATTCTTAGGTAATTCTGTAGCTTCTCTGATTTCTCTTTTCTATAAAAACTATGTCGATACGTTGTATGAAAATGTGTGTAACGGATCAAGTATTTTCGATGCTTATCCATTAGTTGTGTTGTTCGCAATTACCGTTTTTATCCCATTTTTTGCTATATATTTTTTTGCAATTTTCAAATACCTAGATTCGAATGAGTTTGAAAAAGATTTTAATTCTGAAACACCTTCATTGTTTGCCAAATACATAAACCTTTTAGATACAAAAAAAGCATCCGGAAAAATTATAGCTATTACAGCTATTTCATTTATTACAATTTTATGTACGGATATGGTTATGCAAAAGATAGTGCCCTTAAGTGTTTATAACAATCTGGAGAAAAGAATACTTATACTAAAACCATATATTTCTCAAAAGTCATATGATATTTTTGTCAGTGATTTAAACCGCATTAATAATCTTAAAAAATTTAAGGATTTAAATGCTCGTATTAACGTAGAGTTTAAAAAAAACAATATAAATTTTGAAGAATATCATCCGATAGGATCAAATATCAAGTAAACACTAATCTTTATTTACATATTCTTCTGAGTACTTTAATGTATGAATAAATGTGTATCCGTAGAGAATAGCCAGAACAGAGAATATACAGACAGTTAACTCTAAATACCCGAATATTTCCGTGTAATGTATTCTGAGTACAGTAGCGGCCAATACCAGTAAGCCTGCGCAAAGCAATAGCCATCCCCAATTAAGGAGCTGTTTTTTAGTTTTCATTGTTATTTTAGTTTTTAAGGGTTAATTAAATTAAAGTTTCAAAGTAAAAAACCACAGGTTTTACTGTCTCTACAACCAGTCCGTACCGCTTAGCGAATTTGTACTGCGTATGGTATTGGTTCAATGAGTTCACGAAAGCCGAAATCTTATTTCTGAATGCTTCCAAACTTTCAGAGCTTTTCATGATGTTACAACTGGCACATGCTGGGTTTTGATTGTTGATGTGAAGCCTTTCCGGATGCCTGCAAGTTCCATCATGCACATACTTACCCTTGTCACGATTGTAAGTAAAATTCCTAACCAAAGGTTCTAACTCATCTACATGCCAACCTTTGACCAATTCACAACCACAATAAGCACACTTTCCATCGTACTTATCAAATACCTTTTGTCTATCTGATTTTTTCATTTAATTTCATTTTGATCCTACTTGATTTTAGTTAATTCGTTGTAAGGCACAACTGTTTCCGTCTTTCCTTCTTTAGCGATTATCTTGCTCGCTGTAGGGAAATTCTCAATTACACTCAACTCTACATTAATTCTGTTTTGATTGCCATCTGTTGCGTGACGTATGGTTCCTAGAACTTTATCGCCAGATTTTAGGGCCTCTGCCCAGTGTTTTTGTTCTATCATTTTGTTAATTGATTTTACTAGTAGCGTGCAATACCACCTATCTCCGTGTGGTGTCTCCATGGCATGAGGACAATCCAAGAAAGGGGTATCACAACTGCAGTGTTTTTTATTTGACATTTAATTCTTCGTTATTAAAAAGATGCATCTGAATTGGTTTCTCAGGTAGAGGAAGATATTTTAATCCACAAAATCTCATAATAGCTCCGAGACCACATTTGTTTACTACAATGTCCCAACGTTTTGGGTGGGATAGGGCTAACCTTTGGATACGGTTATTTTCTTCCTTGTTCTCAAGATGTAGCCCGAAAAGACAGAATAGACAACCCGTACTTTTTTCAGCCACCAAAAACCGTTCTATCGTAGTACCATCCAATTGTTCTACCATTACCGTTCTATCGTAGTACACTTCACAATGTCTTAAACCGTAATAAAATGCATAATTCCATATATCTTGCTCTGTGAATATGCTAATCGGCCGACATTTTTCTTTTCCTTCTTCAAAAGAGTTACACCCGGTAATGTAATAAGAAACTGTTCTCTGTGAACTTTCACCTACAGTAGTTCCTATGATTGGCCTTTTCCCCGTTGAAGATTGATAGCGTTTAAATGGTTCTTTTTTAAATATATTGCAGCACTCATCTGATACAGGAAAAGGTGCGTTTATCAGTTTTTGCCACAACTTTGGTAACATAGAGCCTTTTGAGATCGTTCCATCTTTTTTAATTCCGTTTAAGTACAAATTTTTAGTAGCTGCATTGGTTTCGCTGGGGTTAGCTATGTAATTCCTTAGTCTTTTGACCATCATTGCTATCTTTTTACTGCCAATTGCTACCCCAACTTCTCTGATCACTCGGGTAAATCCCATTATAGGTTTCAATATTGTAACTCCATCAAAACACTTGACATACTTTACTATTTCTGGAAATTCGAGCCCAGTGTTGCAGAATACATCATTAGGTTTTGGGTATTTCATCAATTTAACATAAATGTGTTTTGGCAAAAAATCCGCAAATGTACCATCCCAGATCTTGTCTATGATATCCTTCACTGTCCTACTATCCTTGCCTCCAGAAAATGTATTATAAACCTCTCCATCCAATTCAATAACAAATTCAGCTATCCGATTAACAGCCCACTTAATTTTAAGTTGTAATGGCCAGTTAAGTCTAATTTTTAATTCTTCAGGTGTTACTTTCATCATTTTGAAGTTTTATTTTTTCGTTTGGTCCATAGTTCACGGGCAAATAAGACACACAAACCAATTGCTATAATTATTGCTTGAATTCTTAGGTCCATATATCCGGAAACCTTTCCCTTGCCAGTCCTAGCTGGTAAGCTTTGTGTTTAACAAATTCTGTTACATCTAGCATAGCTCCGTATCTTTTGATAAAAACTTTTCCGCCTGGTATTCCACCATCTTTTGACCAATATCTTTCCGCATGTTGATGAAAGATTGCGTAGTACTTCGCAAACCTATCCTGGATTACGCCAATTCGATTGATTTTAGGCGATTTAAGCGACGATGCTTTCGAAACGGTGTTCTGTATCGCTCGTATGTGCTTTAGTGCCGTAGGATTGTCCGCAGCATTCGTTTCGCTTAACATTGGGGTTTCTTTATCCAGTCTCTTTAGTTCATTATTCTCTTTTTGGCGATAATGTTCAATTTGCTCGTATTGGTCAGCTTGAAAGCGATGCATCTTTTCCATGATCACGTGAACATCCAACCTGTCGTAAATTACACCGTAGTGGCCCCGTTTTATTTTGTTGAAACACAACACTACATCGTTTAATTTCATCTGGCCAAACTCGTCAAATAGGATTTGTGAAGCATCAATCACTTGTTGAGCAGTCATGTTTTTGCCAACATTGAGCGAATTTGCAAGGTCGTTGATCAGTTTTACCATCAATGCAATACAAAGCTTTGCACCTTTTCGCTCTATATGGGCCAGTGTTGGAGAAACAGACAGCCAGCTGTCTAATTCGCTGTTAAGCTTGAGCGCCGAGCAATACTGTGTTGGCGATTGCATCAAGCTGATCACGTCCGGCTCTAGCTTCATTAGCATTTGAAGCTTTTCTGGTAAATTGTCCGTTGTTAAGATTTGTAGTTCCATTGCTCTCTGTATTCTGTTGGTTTTTTACTATGCTTTTGTGGTAGGGTATCCAGCGAAAGAAATTTTTGAAAAATTCTAGTTTGCTTGGATAGGACTGTAGCTTGTTTTCAGCCCACTTCTCCTGATAGAAGGTTTTGAAATAGACTTGTATCTTTTCAACGTCCTTTTCGTGCTGCATCTGTATTAATTCGAAAAACCTTTGCCTTTGTAGCTCGTTCCAAGCGATATTGAATTCTTCTTGCGGAAATTCCAGTTCGTCAATTGGAATTATCTCCGTTTTTTCTTCAAAATCCGCAGCTTTTTTTTCTTCAAAATTTTGATTTATTTTTTTTTCAATTTTTAAAGAAATTCCTTCCTCTTCTCCTACACCTGCGCCAGCAGTAGAAGGATAATAATGACTATTATTATCTTTACTTTCTTTTACTTTACTATACTTTACTTTACTTTGTGTCGTTTCTGTCACAGAAACATTTGATTTTTCGATTTTCTGCTTCTCAAACTTCTCTTTTGAACGGTTTCTCTTATCAATAACCCCCTGTAAACGCTTATTTAATCCGCAGGAACTAATTGTGCTGTTTTTTTGAGAAAATAGCTTAATCTTAACACAGAATTCAATGATTTTTGAAAGCATTTCAGCATCCGTGTCGAAGTCTCCAGCCAATAATTCTAGCTGTACCTCATCGATCTCTATAGAGAAGAATTCAGCATCTGTGAGCACTTCTAAAAGCATATTGTAAACGCTGTAACCACAAGTGCCGCAGCTCGCAGGAAAGCGCTTCCTTAAAGCCCGTATCTTGGGGTCATTACGCATACCGGCATCATGGCTAAAGTATTCAGCATTGTTCTTGGTAGGTCTGGCCATTTCGTTTGGTTTATTTGTTAAGTATTGGCAATAGGTTTCTGATGATTGCTTGTATAACTGGCTCGCTTATGGAATTTCCAGATTGCTTGTATAACTGTGTATCACTATTCACTTCTTTTGCTTTATAAAAAGCTTCATCAGCAAATCCCTGCAGTCTCCAGGTTTCCAAAGGAGTAAGTCGGCGAATACGACTATTTATTAGGTAACTAGGTCTCCCGCACTCAGTGTCCAAAACAGGTGATATAGCGTCGCCGTCGTAAATTCTGTTTTGTTTGTAAGGTTGTTTTTTACCACTCTCTACCGAAGGGTTTAGCTGTCTTACACTTGGTTCAACTACAACATTATCTTTTTGTATTGTAGACAACACATTTGTTATGTAAGGATTGTCATTTACTTCAAGAATTTGTTGAGTTGGTTCGCCAGCTACACGTGATTTTGGGTTTTCCGGATTTCTGCCTCTAATAGCACCACAGATAGGCTCTACAACAACTTGATTACATGCTGTATCTAATGTATTTGCTAACTGCTTTCCAACCCTGCCACACCTTGTTTTGCTATTTGGATTGCTAAGATTGATACTATCTCCCGGTTCGGCTATAGAAAAGCCTTTTTTTGTAGCTTCGTGTACTGTAACATATCCTAATGCGTAACCATGCGTACCAGCTGATACCGCAGGTGAAATACCGTTAGGTGAATAAACTTTACCAGCCTGGCTATTTGGTGTTATTTCTCCATCAATCTCGATTTTATCTGAAATATAGTTATCGGTATCAGCTCTGTGCATTTTATAGACTGTAGCATTTATGGTTCTAGCAACTTCAAGGTCGATTTGCATTTTTCCGCTTTTCCATTTTTCTGAAGCTGGCGTAAAAACAGCTTCAATCATCTTTTGACTGAGATAATACTTCTCATCAACTTCTTTTTCCAAAACATCCTTTAGCCTTTTGGTTAATGGCCATCCTTTTGGAAATTCAAAGTCATAACCTAAATCTGGACGTATGCCTATCAGAAATACACGTTCACGGTTTTGAGGTAGCCCAAAATCTTTTGTGTTAAGTACGGTATAGTGTAGATGGTAATCGAGGCAGTCTTGATGTTTAATTAGGTTGTATGCGTAGTTGACTGTCTGACCTAATAATGCGCACCAATTTTTAAACGTTCTACCTTTAGCATCACTTAGTAAACCCTTTACATTTTCGATGATGAAAACCTTAGGTTGTTGGTTTTTAACGTAGCGATAGAAATCATAGAACAAAACACCTCGTTTATCTTTCTCTCCCAATCTTTTACCTGCCAAACTGAACGCTTGGCACGGTATACCACCGATAAACAAATCAGCATACTGGTTTGGCTGGTCCCATTGTTCTTTGGTCATATCTTCATACATGGTACCGCAGCGGTGGATTGCACTATAGCTTGCCCTTGCGAATTTGTCAATTTCGCAGGCAAAGACGTTTTCGTACTCAAATCCTAATTCCTTTGACAGATTTTCAACAGCAAGCTCAGGGCTTCCAATTCCGGAACAAACAGTAGCAATCTTCATTACGATACCTTAGCTAAGTTGGAATGTAACAATACCGGCATTACAAGAATAAAATTTTCCTTATCGTTTAGGTTTATGCTGCCATCGTGTAGTAGCATTCCAAGCTTTTCGTTGCTAAAGTCTGCATAAACGATTTCACTGTCGATCTTATCCAAAGCTGTCAATAGAACCTTTCCGTTAAAACCGACGGTAATTGCTTCACCTTCATAGCTAGCTTCCAAGGTTTCAATTGCTGTACCCTCAACATCATTGTTTACAAGCACCTGCAATGATTTATCGGCAAACCTTAAAGCGATACCGTTATTTTGCTGTTCGCTAGAAAACATTGTTACACGTTTGATAGAAGACATTAACTGCTTTCTGTCAATGTGTAAGTGCTTATCGTTTTTAGATTGTATTAACGACTTGTAATTAGGGTATTTTTCGTCTATTAATATCGATTGGAAGGTTAAGTCGTCACTTAGTTTAAAGGTGATGGTATTGTTTGTGATTTGTATATCTACATGCTCATCTTTTGGAAGGTCTTTGACTACCGCAGCTGCTGATTTTGGTAACAAAACATCATGCGCTTCATCTGTGTCTGCACTGCCTATTGGTTGTGCGCTCAAAACAGCACCATTGGCCGCCACATAAACAGCACGACCAGCAGAAATTTGTAGATAAATCGCTGTCAAGTTTAGCTTTTCGCCCTCAGTAGCACAAGCGAATAAAGTTTTATCAATTCCCATAACTAGATCATCTGATTTAACATTGAAATCGGTAGTAGTGGTGATATCGAATTCCGGATAATCTTTTCCTTCTTCAATAGGCATGTTGTATTTTCCGCTTTGCGATGTTATTGTCATACGGAAAGATTTTACAGTTTCCAGCTCTGTGACTGTGATGGAAAATTCAAGTTGTGGATCGTTCAGTTCTTTAACTAGATCAAAAACCTTCTGTTTAGGGACTATAAGCGTAGCCTCAAAATCGCTATCGATGTCAATTGAGCTATGAATATACATTTCCATATTTCCACCGGTAATGGTTAGCTTTTCACTTGTAATGTTAAATCTATATCCCATTATTGCAGGGATTATTGATTTGTTGATTGCCTTACCTGTTAAGGTTAATGCTTCTAAAAGTTCTTTTCTGTTAGCTGTAAATTTCATTTCTAATTTATTTTGGATGGTTTATAAAAATCTGCAGTGCCTCATCCGCAGATCGAAAAGCTTATCGGTTAAGCTTACTTCGCCACGTTCAACTTCTTCCAGTTCTGTAATTGCGAAGTGTAAGGACCGGCGGCAATCCTCTGGATCATCTGTGAGCACATTGTTTGCTTCGAGTTTAGCTTCAAGCGTTTGCTTTTCCTCTCGTAATTCTCTAACCTTTGAGTTAGAATCAATGAGAAGATCGTTTAATTCGTCATTTTTTTCTATCAAACCCTGATATTGATCGTAAGCCATGATTATTAGTTTAAGTGGTCTATTGTAATTTTTAAAGTTGAATTTTTACTGTAGTCCCTGTGGGTACGGTGTAATCTCCTAAGTTTATACAGGTATGTTTTGATACCTCTTTCAGTTTTGAAATTTCTACTTGTTTCGAAATTTTGCGATGATGCTGTTACTGTAATCATATTAAGCGGTTTCTAAAAGATCAAATAATGATTGTGCTGCTACTTTGTATTCTTTCGATTTTAGGTAGAAAAGGCCATCGTCGTAGTATTCTGGTTTTAGCTCAGCAGATACAGCTTTTCGGTTTAAATCTAGTGCTTTGTAAGCTGTACTGAATAGGCCACCGAACGGATCATCTACAGTGTCGCCATCGTTTGTAAATCGATAAATTAATCTTTCAATAATATCGAGCTGCAGTGGGCAAATGTGCTTTTCTTTTCCCCTGTTAGCTTGGTTGGCATTTAGGGTGTTCATTCGATTGATATCGGTCCAAACCATTTCGCTATTGCTGATCGGAGGTATGGTCATAAACAACTTACTCAAGCGATCACATTTAGCTAAATCTTCGCATACACGTAGGTGCTCCTGGAAGTTGTAGATGGTAGCCGGATCATATGTTCTCCATTTATTGAAAACGGTTTTCATATCCATAGTACTGAGCTCATCAAAGCTTAGGAAACGATCACCACTAGATTTCCAATAAGCGTGTGCATCCAGCTGCCAAAGGCTTAAAAGATATTCATCTATCTTTTTAATCACCGGATCGTATGCGTATGCGTTATCGAAAGTAGATGGCGCTTTTCTGAATAGCAGAACATATTCCGGTAGACCTACGCCCATTTTGGTAGCATCCTTACGTTGTTCGCCCCATGTAAGGCGATAGGTCTGGTTATTTTCCCGAACAACGTCTGTTGTTATCGTGATTTTGCCTACGAGGTAAAACCCGTGTTTTTCGAAATGGGAAACTGTTTGACCGCTGAAATCTGATATGGTCGTAAAAGAAGTGCCATTTTGGTAACTGTAACGGATCCTGTCTTTAACGTGTATTGCTGCAATTCTACCAGGCTTTAACGTTCTCAACAATTCTGGTGTCAGATAATCCATCTGTTTGAAGAATTCTTCATTACCGTGGTTATGTCCAAAGTCGTTATAATTATCGCTGTACTCGTAGTGGTCACCGAAAGGGATGGATGTAAGTATCATACCAGTACTGTTACTTTCCATATCATGGTGCACGATTGTCGTATCGTTGTTATGTACCGTAGCATCCCCAACTACGGCCATTCTAGGTTTTGAGAATAATTGTCTTTTCATGTCCGCAGCTATTTTGCTATCGTTTAGGCCGTAGTTTCTAACAAGGTTTATCATCTCCTCGTTAAGCTCTATGTGCTGTGCCCATTTGGTTTTTAATTTTTTAAGAACATCGGTTTCATTGTTCGTGTACAAGGCCCAAATATTACATTCGAACTGCTGCCTAAATCTGAAAATCCTGTGTATAGCCTGTATGAAGTCGTTAAATCTGTAATCGATACCTACGAAAATCATATTGTGGCAAACGTGCTGGAAGTTGCAGCCAGAACCAGCTATCTGTGGTTTCGTGATTAGGATATCGTATTTGCCTTCACTAAAGTCAATAAGATGTTTTTCCTTTTCTGCATTTGATTGTGAGCCAAATACAGAGATTGTATTATAGCCCTTAAATGCTTTTTCCAAAGCTTCACGTTCAGCTTCCCTGTGATGCCAAAGTATAAATCGCTTACCTGGATGCTGTTTTACAATCTCAACAGTTTTTGCTACACGTTCAGCTATGCTTGTTCGCTTTTCTTCCTGAGCGCCTTTAGCACCCTTTGCAAGTTTTTTGAAAAGTTTAGGCTGGCCATTATCATCTGTATATCCGTCCGGGCTATAGATTTCTACCTCAACTTCATGGAAGTTCATTTTAGGTAGGTTATAGCCAGTATCATCAAAACCAAGATCAGACGGTTTATTGATGAAAACAGCCCACGTACTAACCCACTTCCAGAATTCTTCTTTTTTATGAGGGTAAAGGGTTAGGTGTCCAGCTTTGGTGCTATCCCTTTGAAAAAAGCGTGTCAAAGCGTGACCTCTGTCGATTACTCCTAGAAAATCGGCATAGTTAAGTATTTCTATAAAATCGTTAGGAGTAGGGGTAGCGGTTGCAACAAATCTGAATGCTACATCTTTGAAATGCTTTAAAACGTAGTTTGTAGTTTCTGTTTTGAGGTTACGGATGATTGATGCTTCGTCGAAACTTACTCCACCGAAAGCCGCAGCATCGATGTCGCCCATCCTTACACGCTCGTAGTTCGTAACATATATCTGTGGCATAAGTTCACCAACCTCATCGGTGTCCGTAATGTAAACTACATCATGTCCAGTCTGCAGCATTTCGTTATCACGCCTAAATTCCCCAACAACTGCCAAAGGCATACAGATTAAAAAAGGCTTTCCAGTTATTCTAATTACCTGTTTGGCTATTTCTAACTGCATCAAGGTCTTACCTAGACCGAAGCTGGCAAAAATCGCACGCCTGCCACCAGATATACACCATGGAACTATCACCCCTTGATGACCTAGCAGTATCTCCGAAAGTTGGTTAGGATAAATATCCACTCCGTATTTTTCAGCGACAACAATCTTATTCTCTAAAAATTCGGTGTAATTTAACATTGTTATTTTTTAGTTTGTTGTGATTTAAATGCGCATGGTCTGCTTTCCAAATAGCGCATAGGCATCTTTGCTTTGTGGCAGTACATGATTGATTTTACATCGCTACCTTCATAGTATTGACAGCCTATGCACTTGACTATTGGAATAGTAAGTTTTGCCATTTACCGATTAAGCTTCTTCTTTGTAAAAAACCTTGTAGAAATTCATTCCTACTTCCTCATCATATCCGTTCTGTATAAGCTCTTTGTTGCCATGAACGTAGATGTGAAAGTTCTTATCCAGCTTAATTACTTTCTTAAAAGCAGAACTTTGTTTCTTCACGGCTGGAGTAGAGATGTTAAAGCTATCCGGTAGTTCGTCAAATTCTTCACCGTAGATACTTCTGTAGGATTTAAATTTAGCTGCCGCCTCTTCGTTGCCTATAACCTCATGGCAGAACTCGTCTACATCAAAGCTTTCCTTTTCTTTGAAGTACTTAATACTTTTATTGAGCAGGTCCGCTTTGTCGGTAGAGGCCACATCAAATTCTTCATCAAGTTTATTAGTAATAAATTCTTTGATTACACCTAAGGTGTCGGAAGTATTGCTGAAATCATCCTTTAAAACTTCTAATTCTAGGAACTGATCTTTCCAGTATCCGGTTTTATCATTATCGTAGCATAATACGGTTCCGTTGTCCAGTATCAAAGCACCTTTGTCGAGCCTGTCGATAGAAACACCTTGATTTTCGAAGTTGATTCTGAAGGATCCGTCACTCGGTTGAGACTTAAAGAAAGTTTCTTTGTTTTCTGATTTAAAAAGACCAATGGCACTATGTAAATCGCCTTTGTACTGAACATTGTGAAACTCTACGGTAAATAGTTCACCGCCTTTGATTTTTGGATGGTCCGATGTTTCGTAAAGATGGTTAGCGATAGTAGCAGATCTTTCATGGTCTGGAATGCCAATCCCAAAAACGGCTGTATTAACAACACTGTTCGGGTTTATGAACTTGTACGCAAAGTTGGTTTTGGCAAATCCAGAAAGGAACATGTGCTTTAAAGTACTTTGGTTTTCTTCATCAAATGAAGCTGGCGTTTCGGCAATAAATTTGCCTTCATCAAATATTTTGTTTCCGATGCGATGTATAAAAACATCTACTATTTCGGTTTCGAAAAAACTGATCATGATTTTTTGTTTAATAGCCCATTTCTAATTCCACAGCATCACGGGTGAATTCAGCCGCAGCTGGTGTAATGATATTCATGTTGACTAGTCGACAATTGACTGCGTAACCACGTGTCTCGTCATGTTTTTTGTAGCAGGCGCCGTAAAACCTTACTTCTACTTCTACCACTTTATCTAAATACTGCTCATGGATGTTTAATTCGTCGACTTTATTACCCAAAATATCTAACATGAAAAATTCATCCCTTGCTAGTGGTTTTTGGGTGTGCTGATCTCTTTGTGAAGGACAATAGAGTGTCACTCGCTGACGTGGATAGTCATTGTTCTGACCTGTAAATTCGATATCGCTAATCTCATGAACGATACCCCTCATTGTTGTTTTTGGTGATGGCATTTGGTTTAATTTTTATTGATAATTAAAATGAATTAAGGTTTATAGAATAATTCTCTCTGTAGGAAATGCTCCCTTAGCAGTGTTAGTAGCTGGTTGCGAGGTGTTTCGTAATCTAAAAGCTCGTTGATCTCATAGAATTTTTGCATGAAATCAAGTTTGCCGAACACGAAATAGTTGTGCTCAATCTCCAGCGCTTGCATGTCGTAAGGTTTGATTAGCTTTAGGTGTTCGAACGGCACACCGTACTTAGTGAATATTGCCAACTCAATTTCCTTTTCGAATTTGGCGAATACGTCTCCAAGAAGGTTTTTGAAAGGTTTTACAACATCACCTACGTAAGTTTCAACTGCATCGTGTAGTAGGGCTGCTGGCTTTAGTAGATCGGGCACCAAGTGCCAAACGAGCAAAGTATGTTGAGCCACCGAGTAGTGTCCTCTGGTATGACCGCCGAACCTGCAGATGTTGGCTAACGCATTTGCGATATCCTCAATGCAGATCATGTCAGCAGCAATGTTGTTATAATCGAAAAGCCTACCAGTAAAGGTGTTAATTAAGCCATCTTCGTGTTTGTGTATAGGTTGTATAAAGTTTTGCATTTGGTTTGGTTTTAAAATTTGCTTTTTACGTGGCGTTTTTTGTGAGGGTTGTAGTGTTGGCACTTCGCATTTTCAAGGTTGTTCTTGTATTTTTCAACCCGTTTGTCGATTTCTTCTTGAGAAAGGTTTACTGGAACTCCAATACTTAAACCCTTACTGATTTCGATGTATTTTACAGTGTTTTCCATAGCTAGAAGATGTGTAGTTGTTCAACCTGCTTCTTTTGCTTTGGCGTAATCAGCCTCATCCGTAAAGCATTGATATTCGTTACCTGGTTGCTTACCCTGTCTAGCTCCTGATCTAAAAATGATTTCATTTCAGCGGTGTCACTTGTAAGCCAATAACCAACTTTAGTATTGCTGACCAAATAGGAGGGGGCGGCAAGATCATTCTGTCTAATGAATTCGACAATTGCTCTCAAGTGACGTGGTGAGTAACCGAGGTTGTGGTTTTTTAGCAAAACATCTGTTTTAACAGCTGTAGATTTCGTGCTGTGTGATTTACGAAGCAATTCAATAAGATTGTTTGCTTCTTCGTGCGAAACAATTTTTCTTAACATTGACAACCCTCCAAAAAAACTACAGCAACCCAGCATACCACGATAACCGCAGCACCTATAGAAATCCCTAGTACTGCATTGACGAAATCCTTTCGCTCTTGAGATTTTGTATCGTTCATTATGTTTTGCACAAACCTTTCATCCTTGATGTATTCGCTGTGCTTTGGGTTGCTATAACATTTCATCTCTAGTTTGTTTAAGTTTATTAAGGGTTAATTTTAATTTCTCTAACTGTTCGGTTTCCGATGCGAAAAGCTCATCCGCTCGTTTTTCATCTGTGTGTTTTCTAAAAGCGATAGCTTCATGTACCTCTTGCAAGAAAGCTTCATTTTTTGATGGTTTCTTTGCTTTAGGCACCGTGTCTGTCACAGCGCCGGATATGTAGGCAACACGCATCATTATTTTACAAGGCCAAGTTTAAATGCCAATCCTACTAGGGCCGTTTTCCGTTCGTTAGCCATGCCGGCTTTACGCATGATTTCGTTTTTATAGTAGCGTATAGTACCCTCGCTTACGAATAGCTCGTCTGCTATTTCTTTATCAAGTGCATTGTTGCCGATAAGGATCAGTGTTTTGATTTCTTGTGAACTCAACCTGCCATGTTGAAGTTGTAGGCTGTTACAGATTTTGCCCTCATAATCACATTTGCCGCAGCGAAGACCGCAATCGACATATTCAGATTGCTGTACTATTCCGTTTTCGTCGATATCTGGATTGTCATCATGCCCACCGTAAAGGCAGAAAAGATATTGGCGCATTTGACCGTCTTGAGTTAATAAGCCCCATTCTACTAGATAGCCTATCTTCTCTGGGTGTTTATCCATATCTTTTTGTACGATATCAATCACCCATTGCGGAAAATCATCAAATTTGTGTGTTTCACCTTCTGTACGACAAAACATTTCACCATCGTGTACAAAAAATTCTACTGATTTGTCAATTGTACCACCAGGTAATTTTTGACTATGGTCAATAAGGTGTAATTGTCCTTTCATTATATGGCCTGTTTAATTCTTTGCTTTTGGGCTAAGTGTTTTTGTTTGCGTTCTTCTAGTACCGTGGCTACAGCATCAAATACTTTTTCATTGTATCTTTTTGGTTCGAAAAGTACCATTCTTACCGCCTGTGTATTCATTTTCACAATAAGGCATATATCTTCAAGTCCTTCCTTTCCGAGACTTTTTCTTATTTCTGATAATTCCTTCTTTGTGTATCCTATTTTCTTCGCAATCATTTTCGCAGAAAAGTGTAGTTGTTTGTGTTAAAATTTTGTGAGATTTTTGTAATTCACTTAACAAAAGTCAATAATATAATTGACGTTTGCAATACTAATACAGACAAAAGTTAAAATAATGAATACAAAAGTATGTAAGATATTGACTATTAGTAAGATAATTTTGTCAAATGTCAAACAATGAAAATAAGACGCTAGGCGAAATCATTAAAGACGCTCTCAAGGAAAAGGGATTAAACCAAACTGCTGTTGCTAAAAAGATGAATGTTAGTAAGCAGGTTATAAATCAGCTTGATAGGAGAAAGTATTTTGATTTAGATTTTCTTGAAAGACTAAAGAAACACACTGATTTAGACTTTACTAGATACTCGCAGTCTAATATTGAGGAACATGCGAGTGTTGAAGAAACACAAAGTCAATATTCTTTGACAAATGTCAATAATGTTAATACTGTAGAGATGACACTTTCAGTAAAAGTTCGAGCTTCGGATACGGAGATAAGTCAAATGGGTAATCTCTTGATGGCATTTAAAAAGGAAGCATTAAGGATGGGTTTTACTATACTATAA